GTACTCATTTTTCTCTCTCCTTGCGGTTATTTCTTTTAAAAATATTGTATAGTTTTCCCAGATGGTAGGAAATTTTTCTTCCTTTTAGTGCTGCGAGGTCATAATACTCTTGGGTACAATATTCAGTAGTAATATTTACCGTCTTTTCTGTAAGCGGAATATACTTCTGAAAAGGCTCACCTGCTGAAAATTTCACAGTATAGGATTGATCTCTAATAGGAAAAAATAAGTTTACATTAGTTACAAAGTTGTTGTAAAATTGAACAACTCCGTCACAGAACAACACATCCTGATCATCAAACTCAGAAAAATAACTAGGCTTAGTTAAAAACCATTTTATGTCAGAATTACATTCAGCTATCCACGGACTTACAATTTTTGCATGAAGGTACTTGTTTGCTAATTGCGGAAACTGACTAGAATCGTGCGGCTGTACTAATTCCATAGAAGTGTAATTATTTGAGTAACGCCATTCCATTGACTTTTTAGGTCCGTCAATAAAAAATTCTAAATCGGTCCAGTTAGGTATAGTTACACCAGTTGAAAAATAATCATTTATTGCTGGACATCGTCGAATAGTTGGAGCTAGAATAGGCTCAAAGTTTGTTGATATGGCGCCACCGCCGCTAAATGGTGGTGTATCTTTAAACCATGAAGGATATTTTTTTTGAGCAGATAGTGGTGCTAGATTTTTTAAAACAAATGGATCAAAAGTTTTAAATTTAATTTTTATTTCGGGGCTATTGAATATCATATAAATATTTACCAGCTTGTTTGACGTAAAGGACACGATATGAAAGTTATAGACAACGTAACTTCACCAGCAAATGCATCCTATTTAGAAAATTTAATGCTTGACCAACCTTGGTTCTATTTAAGAAATACTGCATATAATCAATTTGACAACAGAATACAACCTTATGACCCGTCATGGGTGCTGATGATGTACAATAATAATGAGATTATGAATCCGTTAATGTCTCTAGCACAATCGATATTAATTAAGGCACTGTACGAAAGTCAAATGTCGCTCAGTAAATTAATTAGAATCAGAGCAGGCTTTACTACAAGAACTCCATATCCAATTATTCATGAACCTCATGTAGATTGGGACGACGGCCACATGACAGCTCTTTACTATGTAAACGACAGTGACGGTGATACAATATTTTATAAAGAAAAACGAGATCAAAGTTTAAGTGTGTCAAGTTACGAGTGGAGCAAAAATAAAAAATTTACTGTTGATCAAACAGTATCACCTAAGGCAGATAGATTAGTTATTTTTGACGGCTTAACTTATCACTCTAGTACAAGCCCAATTGCACACGACCATAGACTAGTTATTAACTTTAATTGGGTACCCTAATTAACTTTTATCTTTGTCGTCAAACGATATTGTACAGTCGGTAGTTAACAATAATCCTGCTACAGATGCGGCATTTAGGAGTGCTACTTTGACTACCTTAGCAGGGTCAATCACACCCATTTCAAACATATCACCAAACGTTCCGTTAGATACGTTATATCCATAGTTAAATTCTTTTTCAACAATGTTAGACAATATTATTTCAGGGGTTTCACCAGCATTAAGTAGTATTTGTCTAAATGGTTCTTCAACTGCTCGTGCAATAATTTGAATACCAGCATTTTGATCGCTGTTATTTCCGCTAAGAGTCTTTAAAACTTTTTTAATTTTAATAAGTGCAGTACCACCGCCGGGTACAACACCTAAATCAATTGCAGCTTTGGCAGCATGTACAGCATCATCAAATCGATCCTTCTTTTCTTTCATTTCAACTTCAGTAGCTGCACCTACTTTGATAACAGCCACTCCACCTACTAGTTTAGCAGCACGTTCTTTTAATTTTTCTTTATCATACTCAGCAGTAACTTCGTTGAGTGATGCTAGGATAAAAGATATTCTATCTTTTATTTTTTTAGGGTCTCCGTTTCCGTCAACAATAACAGTATTTTCTTTACCAACTTCAACTTTTTTACTTTGACCTAGATCTTCTAATTTAACTGTTGCTAATTTTGTACCAAGATCATTAGAAATTAGAGTACCACCAGTAAGAACTGCAATATCTTGAAGCATGTGTTTTCTTCGATCACCAAATCCTGGAGCTTTTACAGCACATACTTTAATATTTCCGCGAATAGAATTAACAACCAATGTAGAAAGAGCCTCACCTTCTACATCTTCAGCGATAATAAGCAACGGTCTACCTTCTTTAGCAATATTATCTAATATGTGTACTAGATCTTGTACTGAAGCTATTCTATGATCGCAAATAAGGATATAGGGATTTTCTAAAACTGCTAGTTGCTTTTCAGAAAGATTTACAAAGTAAGGAGAAAGGTATCCCCGGTCAAATTGCATGCCTTCGACTATTTCTAACTCATCAGTTAACCCAGTACCATTTTCGATAGTGACTACGCCGTCTTTGCCAACTTTGTTTACTGCTCTGGCAACTAAGTTTCCAATAGTTTCATCAGAATTAGCAGAAATAGATGCTACTTTTGCAATGTCTTCTTGAGTAGTACATGCTACAGCGTGTTTTTCTAGCTCACTAATTATTGCAGCAGTTGCTTTATCTATACCGCGTTTTAAATCCATTGAATTCATTCCAGCAGTGACAAATTTCATGCCTTCTTTAACAATGCTTTGCGCTAAAACAGTTGCAGTGGTTGTTCCGTCACCAGCAACTGTAGCAGTTTTAGAAGCAACTTCCTTTACCATCTGCGCACCCATGTTTTGCACATGATCTTTTAAGAATATTTCTTTTGCAACAGATACTCCGTCTTTAGTGACCAAAGGAGTACCATATGTTTTTTGAATTACAACATTTTTTCCTTTTGGTCCTAGTGTGACTTTAACTGCGTCTGCAAGAATATTAACTCCTTCTACTAGTTTTGCTCTACTATCAATACCAAAGGTAATTTGTTTAAAATCCATAAACTTTCTCCTAGAATTTTTAAAATATACGTGTAATTATACGTAAAATGCAATATAGTTATCAAAAACGATCTCAGTCCGAAATAAATACTACATAGAGGACTAAACATGTCAACAACACCTGTAGTAGATAGGATCCGTATTATACCTAGAGCAGACGATTTTTTAGATCGAAATGTGGGGTCTAGCGGCGAAGTTTTCTTTAATCGTGCTACTAACAGCTTGCGAGTATTTAGTGGGCGAGATCGTGGTGGCTTTGAAATTGCTAAGACAGATTTATCCAATATATCTAATAGTGTATTTGCTGCCAAAGCAGCTTCAGCTGGTGTAGGCGGTGGCAGTGGCGGCGGAACATCAATTTCTGTAAGCACAACAGTACCCGCCACCCCCGGCAACGGTAATTTATGGTTAAACACTACTAACGGTTATCTATACGTATATGTTAATGATGGAACTAGTTCGCAATGGATCCAGCCAGCTGTTCCGCCAGTCACACTTCCTACATTATCTGTAGTGGCGTTGTCTGGAAATTACAGTGACTTATCAAATAAGCCAACAATACCAGGAATTGCAACTAGTCAAGTAGCTGGAATTGTAAAACCTGGTGTAGGTCTATCAGTAAGCCCAGACGGCACGTTAAGTGTTACTGCGGAAATAACACTCACACAAATAGGAGCTCTAGGATTTACCCTAGGAGTAGCTATTGATGAATTTTCTATAGACTCGGGATTAGTTGACGCTAGTAATTCAGCGGTTCCAACTGAAGGGGCAGTCAAAACATATGTTGACACATCAATAAGTAACATCTTAACTGATTCTACTTTTACAGATACTACGTTGTCTGGTTTAACAATCATTCAACAAACTAGCGAAGTTTTTAATTCAAAAGTAGACGCGACCGGAGTTGTAGAACATGATTATTCTACAGGTGCTATATTCTATCATACAAGTATAGATGCAAATTTTACTGCTAATTTTACAAATGTTCCAACAACAAACAACAGAACAAATTCTGCTGTATTAATTTTAGTTCAAGGAGCTACTCCAAGAGTTCCTTCTACAATACAAATTAACGGTGTTACGCAAACAATAAAATATCAAGGCGGCACAGTGCCCGCTGGAACAGCAAATCAAATTGATGTAGTTAGTTTTACTTTGATTAGAGCTGATTCTGCTTGGACTGTACTAGGCAGTTTAACTACTTACGCATAATAGGATATCAAATGGCATTAAATTTTCCAAGCAATCCACAAACTAACGCAGTATACACATCTGGTAACTCTACTTGGGTCTATGACGGCACTGCATGGAATGTAAGTTTCTCTACACTGTCACAGGCTAATAATGCATTTGGAATTATATCAACTAATGGTCAACCAAGTATTATTGCAGACTCTACATCACATGTGTTAGATTTAATTGCAGGGAATAATATCTCTATAACTACAAATCCTGTTACTGATTCAATTACATTTAATGCAAATTTAAATTTATCAAATGTGTTCAGTATTGCTGCTGACGATTCTGCACAAATACCTATTAGCCAAGGAGAAACAGTACAGTTTATAGGCGGCGCTGGTATTGAAACAGCAACAGATGCAGATGGAAATATAACAATTAGTAATTCTTTTGCAGAGTCCACATCGTTTGCTAATCTAGCAGACGTAGATACAGCAAATATAACAATTGATCAAGTCTACGAACCAGCAATGGCAACGTTGCGTGTTGATAATGTAGGTACTACAGCATACACATTCAACAGTCATTACTCAGGTAACAATCCTACAATATATGCCTTGGCGGGAGCTACTATAGCATTTCATTTAGCTGCAATACCTAGTTTGCCTTTTCAAATACAAGATCCTACTGGAGTAGCTTATAACACTGGACTCGTTCATGTAGCTATAGACGGAACTGTATCCACAGGCAGTGCTGCTCAAAATAAAGACAGTGGTACATTGTATTGGAGAGTACCAGAAACAATTTCTGGAAATTATAGGTATCAGTGTCCTAGCTTTACACCGATGGTTGGTGCAATAACAGTTAAGAGATTGTCAACTATTTAATTTTAGAATCTTTTGCTAGTTGTGTTAGTTCTTTTCTAATCTCAACTAGTTCTAAAATATTATCTCGCAGTGCCCTAGGATCTATATTTCCGTTGTTACGCGAGTTATGGCCTTCGTCAATTAGATTGCAATAGTCACGTAATTTGGCCAATAAAGAAAAACCCCGTTCTCGAGCAGATTCTACTTCAATATTTTCTATAGCTGCTTTATACAACAAATATTCGCGTTGAAAACTTTCTGAATCTTTAAGTGATAGCATATTAATTAATTAAATCAATGACTTGAAATACAGTTTGTAGTTTAGCTAGATTTGTTTTATTCTGAAGAGTGTTTCGCAACCCATGATGCAGAGGTTTTGGCCATTGAGAAAATGATACCCAAGCATACCCGTCATGTTCTTCATTTAGTTTAGGGATAAAATCTTCTTTTACAACGCACAAGTATGTGTGAAAACTAAATTTATTATCGTTAGAAATAAATGTTTCTAAAGGTATTGTTTTCTTAATCTCTACAGAACCAATTTCTTCAACAATTTCTCGCTTAAGACCTTCCCAGGGAGTTTCTGCACCTTCGTTAGTGCCGCCTACAAGGCCCCACATATTGCCCTGTTTTCCTCGGGCTCTATGTAAGAACAAAAAACGTTTAGAATTTAGTGCATAGAATAATGCACCACTACAAACTATATCACTCATACTAATAATTATCTTAGTATGCTAATCTCCAAGTACCGTCTGGATATTCTCCTTCAAATGACAACACCCATTCTTTGTCTTGCCATTTATATTGAGTACCTGTGTTTAAATTGGTTGTATAAGTAACAGTTGATGTTGCAGAAGCATCAAATACTATGTGCCAACGAGAACCGTCCCACTCTACTATATCATTTGCAAACGCAGCAAAGTCAGATCCATCTAGATTCTTCCAAGCATCAGGACCGTCTTCGTCTAGATATATTTCGTAATCAATTATTGCACCAATGTTCAACAGTGCAGGAAATTTAATTTTATAAGTTTCTGAGTCATTGGATGAATCACTCCATGTTTCAGTTGTAGTATTCACTTCGTTGCCGTTTACTAATACTCGAATACCTCTAACATCTTCAAACGGCACACCTGTGTCTATTAACATAGTTTTGGTAGTGGTTACAATACGTTGTTTGTAAGTATGACCAACATTGCCTAATAACAATATTCTTGGACTTTCTGTTAGTATTCCTCTAGGGTCAAACTTCAACGGATCTATAATATAATCAATTTTACTTCTTGCACCATTAGGTCCGTTAATTGTAGTATCAGTAGGCAGTGTGTCTGGATCTAGATTAACTATCAGTTCACGTTCATTGAGAGGATTAATACTTACAGTACCAACAATGTCACCGTAATTATCTCGACGTTGTAATCTTAATTCAGTTATGCCTGACTCAAATACTTCAGGAATAGCTTTTAAATAACCTGTCCAAGTTTCTGCACCAATTGTACCTCTTCCTAGAAGTTTTGCAACTCCATTTAAAAACACAAGGTCGTAGTTTCTGTGACTTGATGCTACAATGCCTGTTTCAAAAGTCATGCCTTCTCTGGTTCCGTTGCGTGTAGTAGTTGTCAACTCACCGTCCTCGTCTACAATAACTGCTTCCTTAACAAGGCTTTCAGCAAATACACTGTCGTCCATGTTAATTTCTAAACCATTGTCTGCAAATATAGCTGTGATAATATTTGTAATGACACCGAGCTTCTTAACTTTAGCTGGAGGTGTAAGCCATATAGGAGTTGTAAAATTTAATGTAGCAATATCAATTTCACTTTCTGTACCTGCGGGAATAGTTCTACTACTGAAAGTAATACTTTCTAAATTTACAACACTGAGGCTGGTCCAGTCAATATAATTGTCAGTGGTCTGTATTTCTAAACTAGGATTAAACAGCATTAATATCTGTTCCATGATCTGTAATTTTTGATCAGTATTTGTTGACCATATGTCAACATTGACAGTTAATATATAAGGCGTTGGCATTAACCTTTCAACTGTGTAATTTTTACCTTCAGTTTTTAAATATTCGTTACCTGAGTTATCAAACGCTCGCTCTCTAATATTAACTTTGTTAACATAACTACTATCACCGGTCCTAGTTCTATCCATCTCTAGTCCTGTAATATACACAGCCATTCTTGGAGCACTAGGAATTTTATTTTCTGAATTTTGACTTATAACACTTGCAGCCTGTCTAGTTAAATCGCCGTACATTACAGGAATACGAACTAAACGACCTTTGCCGTCTTTATAACTAAAGTTACTCATCATTCTAACAATTTGTGTTAGATAACGTCTTATCTGAGCATCGTAAAAATGTTGCATTAATTATCTGCCTTGGGTCTAAGTGCTTTTGACAGAGATTGTCGTTGATCAAACGTTTCTCCTGCCACTGTTGATGTAGAACTGTTGTTAATAAAATCACCCTTCTGATTATTTGCAGTGTCCGCACTAATCATATCTGCACGGCGTAGGTCCTGCACCTTATTCCAACGACTGTTTTTATATTTGAACAACCTGTTAGGTAAAAAATCTGTTCTTAAAAAATAATCACCATCTTGCGGTGTACTAGGAAATGCAATACCATGTCCAAATACTTCTCCGTTAGGAGCAAGTGTACCAATAAGATAACCTTGATAGCCCGGTCGATCAGGCTTAGCCATTTCGCTAAACCCTTCGGGATTTTGAACTTGTGTTAATTCAGTTTTACCAGTGCTATCTGCTTGTAGTGTAAAAAAATGACTAGTGTCGTAACCGCTTTGTTGTGTTTCACTAATAGCTTCTTCAAGAATAGCATCGTTGATCTGCATTTCTCTTTCATATGTACTAAGAAAATCTCTTAGATTAGGTCCACCGGGTGCTTCTTCGTCTGCAGGTAAATCAAGGATGTCTTTATATTCTTGCCCGTCGTAAATTTGTTTAAGTTTTAGTCTATACAAGTGTGGATACCAAGTTTGACTAAAACCTTCGGCTGCTCTTGTGACTTCTTCAACAACATAAAATCTTTTTAGCGCCATTGAATAATCGTTAAGAGCATATTCATCTTTTAAATGAGGTAATTCAATCACGTCACCAGACATAATTTTGCGCCCTAGTGTTTTTACACTACTGCGAATATGTATAGTCATAAACAGTGTGTCGTTACTTAAAAATAACCCAAACTGACTTAGGTTAAAATCTAAATCTTGTACGTTATAGATTGCTCTATGGGTGTAAATATCAGGGTCATAACGTCTATCACGGTTTTCACCAAACATAACATCTTGAATCTGTGTTTCATCTTTTACAGTAGTACCGTCATCTGTACCTATATACTTGTGTATTAGGATATCAGTACCGCCAACGGTAAACATTTCTAGAATTTGTCTATCTAGAAACTCGTAATCTTTGCCTTTTTCAGGCTTGTATAAGGATAATCTTGGCATGTGTATATTTATCGCTACGATAAATACTGTACGGAGAACTATATGGCTGATTTAAAAACACAAAAACAAGAAGTTTTTGACTATGTCTACGCTATGCTT